GCTAAGTCAGTTATCGGTCTTAAGTACGCTTAATTCTACATTAACTGGGAGGGGGTTGCTGCTACCAGCAGCCCCCTTTCTTATTAGGAGACACCATGGGAGCACCATTAGTAACTTTAGAAGATTACAAAACTTATAAGAAGATTACTAAAACAGACGCAGATACTGAACTACAGTACATTATCAACTCTGTAAATGTTCTTGTAAGAACTTTCGTGGGACACTCTATTATAGACTACTACACTACTCCACGTGTTGAAACATTTAATGTACAACAGGGCCAGGCTTCCTTACAATTAAATGAATGGCCAATAAAAGCAGTAGTGAGCGTACAGACTAGAGAAGACTACGATAAAGCATATGTGACTATGGATCCTGTAGAATACTACGTGGACCCTGATGTAGACTGCATATACATACACGGAAAATCAGCATACTGGCCTGAAGGCTATGGCGCTGTAAAAGTAACTTATACAGCTGGCTACGCTACTGTACCTCTCGATCTAAGAATGGCCTGCTTAGACTTAATACATATGTATGTCAAAGAAGAGTATAAAGAAAAGCGTACACTTGGTAATACCTCTATTGATAATAGCACTAGCAAAGGATCGAGCCTAGCTACGGAGTGGCCAGTACATATTATTAGAATATTAGATATGTACCGTAATGTCTAGTCGCAATCTATCTATTATAGTAGGTAATATAACCAAACAGATAGAGGCTAATAGTACTTTAAGAGAGACCTTAAACTCTTATAAACATGAATTTAGTGTAGATCTTAATAGTCTAAACGAAGAGGCTCTATACCAGTTAGATAATCTAATAATGACTGTAGGAAATCCTACTGCTGGTGAAATAGCCAGACGCAAACAAGTCCTACATGCACTATTAAAAGATTATGTAAAAGATTTATACGATTCAATGCGTAAGTTTAAGGGAGAGGCTTCTTTAAGATTCTCCAAAGGTAGTACGGCCGAGTCTTTTGTAGTTATAGCTACTGGTGGTAAGAAAAAATCTGGGTCAGGAAATATAGATGTATTTAGATCTATTAACCAAGTTAGAGCACGTAAATTACCAGGACTAAGAGATAAGATTCATTTAGACGTATTTTTTGCTGATGACTCCGAATCTGTGGATAAAGCCTTATATGGTAATAAATACATAAACGAATACGGAAACGAGGTAAGAAGTAGTGGTCTATTTCAGTTAGGTCATGACAAGAGTGGATCAGTAAGTATTAGAAGAAAGGCTGAAATACTTAAGAAGCTATCTTCTATAAAGGGAGCTTCGACAGCATTATCTGGAATAAAAGCCAGTAAAGAAGATAGAGCAGAATTAAAGATACAAGTAGCTAGCTATGCGAAAAAAGAGGCAGGTAATTTAATAAAGCAATTTACTACTACTTTGAAGCTCAACGAAGAATCAGCCTTTAGAAACCAAAGAGATTCTAGCAGGGAAAAAGCTACTCTTAATGCATTAAGTAAAGAAGTGGAAAGGTACTTATTAAAAAGTACAAATCTATTTACTACAAAAAGTTCCAGCAGTGCCGTAGAAATAGCAGTTTCTAGACTAGGTACCGCAGCTAAAAATAGTGGAGCCAAGACCTCAAAAATAAGCAAAGCTACTTCATCTAAAAGCCAGGCCCAATCAAAAATAACAGGACGATCAAGCACTAGTGCCGAAAAAGAGTCACTTAAAGGTAATAAGTTATCTGCCCCTAAAGAGGAGGCAACGGCTAGACCAAAAACTAATTGGGCATCATTAATAGCTATCATTAATAAAAGACTACCAGAACAAGTGGCCAATAACATGGGAGCACCAGGACTGGTATATAGAACTGGTCGTTTTGCAAACAGTACCCGAATAGTTAATGTAGAGACTACAAAAGATGGATACCCAAGCGTTGTATTTGATTATCAAAGAGATCCATACGATGTATTTGATAGGACAAAAGGAGCGCCGCCATGGAACACTCCAGCAAGAGATCCAAGAACTTTGGTTGACAAATCCGTACGAGAAATCGTACAGGCAATGGCAATAGGTCGATTCTACACAAGGAGAGCCTAAATGGTTACAAATAGAACTCGTAGAAGCTCAATTGTAGAAGCTCTTACGGACAAGCTAAAAACCGTTAGCTATGCTAATGGTTATTCAACAGATTTAGGCGAACAGGCATATCCTAAAATGAGATTCTGGGACGAGATCCAAGAATTTCCTTGTATATGTTTAGTCGCCGGAGCAGAATCTATCGTCCACCAAGGCGGAGGAGCTAAGGATAGATACCTAGACGTCATCCTTCGTGCTTACGTTAACGAAGAAGATTCAACGATGGCTCTTGAAAAGTTACTGGAAGATGTCGAATTAATCATAGACAGAAATGGCAGGTTGGCATACGTCGACTCTTCCGGTAACAGTGGTCACACAAGAGATATTATTATAACAGACATAGATACAGATCAGGGAGCTCTCGCACCACTTGGAGTCGGAGAGATGACCCTACAGGTAAAGTACTAGTGAAGTACTTTAGGAGATTAAAATGGCAGTAGGTGATTCAAACCTCTTCTTCAATAGAGATACAAAGGTATACGCAGTTCAGGCTGTAGGTACCTCAACATTCAACGTATGGGAAATCCCAGTTCTAAGTGGTTACTCATTCAGTCAATCAACAAATTCAAGTCAGATTACGCTAAATGAAATGGCAGATGCTACTGGCAGAAGCCGTCGTGGTCAGCGCTCATTCAATGACTCACTAGCACCAGCTGAGTGGAGCTTCGATACATATGCTCGCCCAACTCTAGCTACCGTAGTTCGTGCACCAGAAGAAATTCTATGGCACTCTATGTTTGCAGAAACTAACTACACAGCAACAGCAGGTCAAACCGCAGGTCTTCCTTTTGGTACAGGCGCTGCACTGGCTTCAGGCGTAGTTACACTTACATTTACAACAGCTGCATCAGCAGGAGGAACATACTTCAAGGTCGGAGATCCAATCTCAGTATCTGGAGTAACCTATACTAACAGTAGCCCTGCAGTTACTGGTACAAATACCTTCGTAGTTACAGCCGTAACAAATACCACAGTAAGCTATGCTGCACCAGCAGGTACAACAGCAGTAACCGCAACTTCTGGTAAGGTAGCTTCTACTGCCTTCGCTACAACAGCAACAGAACTGGACTTCTTTACAACCGGGTCAAATAAAACAAGACTAGGTACTTTTGACCTTTATTTTGTTCTAGGTGCCAATAAAGCCATCCAGGATGGGGCAACAAACGGCGTATTCCCTGCAAGTGAAGCCACAACAATTTATAGAATTGCCAATGCTTGTGTTAATGAAGCTACTGTTAACTTTGAAATTGACGGTATCGCAACAGTTTCTTGGTCAGGAATGGGTAGAACAATCTCAGAAGTAGCTTCTGTAGACTTCTCAGCTGCTGGTTATACCCTAATCACTAATGGTGTTACTTCAACAAGTAACATGATTCGTAACCGTCTAACTGCTCTAAACGCTGTTGGTGTAACACCTAACGCTAAGACTTACGCAGTTACTCTAACTGGAGGAAGCATCACGATTAGTAATAACATGAGTTTCCTAACACCAGAAGTAATTGGTGTTGTTAATCAGCCACTTGAGCACGTAACAGGTACTCGCTCTGTTTCAGGATCATTCACTTGCTACCTGGACGAGGCAACAAACGGAAGTATCGATCTTTATCAGGATCTTCTAGGTGCTACCACAACTGTTACTAACAAGTTCGATCTAGAATTCTTTGTAGGTGGAAAGGGCAATACTGCTGGGTATCCGGCCTCTCCAGGTATTATGTTCGAAATGGGCCAGTGTCACTTAGAAATTCCTAGCATTAATATTGACGATGTAATCGCATTCGAAGTAAACTTCACCGCCCTGCCAACAACTATTAGTGGCACAGATGAACTAACAAAAATTCGTTACGTAGCCTAATAAAAAATAGTTCTTGACATTAAGGACCAACCATTCTATAATTATAGAAACTCGGGGGAGCAGAAGAAATTTTGCTCCCCCTTCGTGTAAGATATGTACAACCTTAAGAAAAACGCAAAACTGTATATTGTAGAGTTAGATGCTACTGGTACTGCTACCAATAAGCACTCTATAGAAATATATTCCGACATTAGTGCTTCTCAGACATTTGACGAGCAAAGCGCCCCTAGAAAAACACTGCACAGCCAAACATCTCTACATGAATACGCTGTAGTTAATAGTGCTAATGTGGCCAATTTTAGTTTTACTACTCCTGTATTAAATATTACTACAACACCAATAGTGTTAACATTAGCTAGAGAATATAGTACTGGCACTATAACTAATTTCGATATGTATATAGAATCGGACAATGTTATATATAAGATTGCTAAGTGCGTTATAGAATCCATTACTTTTAATTTAGAAATGAGATCTGTTATAACTATGTCAGTTTCTGGTACTGCGTCTAAGATTTCTAAGCATGGAAATGTACCAACAGCAATACCAGGCACAGTATTTACTCCAACATATGGAGTAGGCAATAAGTACGCTACTATTGATACTATGAGAGTCACAATAGGTGGTACAGTATTAGATAGTATAGCGTCCATTAACATGGATTTAAAAAATGATATAAAATGGTACGATGGGAACACCTTACAGGAGTCTCTAGCAGAGAATACTATTAAATATCTTACTTCATATGTATTAGAGAAAAGAACTTTCTCTGGTTCAGTAACTCAATTTATTACGTCTGATAACGTAGATTCAATATCAGATTCAAGTACGACTGCAGCCGTTAATATAGAAATATACGAGCAGTCATATTCAACAACAACTCCAATATTACAATTCAACTTACCTTCTACAGTATTTACAAGAAGATTGAATTTTGAGGAGCTTATTAACAGAGTCTACGATTTTAGACTCAATTCCAACTCAACAATTGTAAAACCTCTTTACAAAGGAGCATAAATGAATTTAAGTGAACTAATGGTCGATACAAAGTCAGCGTGGGTAGAATATCCAGGCTACGAAGGCTTCGAAGTAGAGGTAGTAAACCTCTCTCGCCCAGAATTAACAGCGCTACGTAAGCGCTGCCTAATTACTAAATATGATAAGGCTACACGTAAGCCAGTAGAAGAACTAAATGAAGAAAAATTCATTTCAGAGTTCACTAAGGCTACAATCAAGAACTGGAAAGGATTTAAGTATAAGTATCTCGAAGACTTCATTCTAGTTAACTTATCTTCAGTTAATCCAGAAGATCTCCTTCCTTACTCACAAGACAACGCCAAGCTACTAGTTACTAACTCATCAGAGTTTGATACCTGGGTAAATGATACGGTGTTCGATCTTGAGAACTTTCGTTCAGGAACAAAGGGAGCAGATGTGGGAAAGGCTGGAAAAGTGGCACAAGAACCTTGATATCGGGATGACGAAGGATAAATACCTGACCCTCTGTGACCAGATGGGTCAGGATCCTTCCGAAGATAAATGTCCTCCTGAATACGGAGATTTCCCGATACCATTGCAGCAAGCAATCGAAGTCTTTAACAGGCTCGGCGATAGAGTTTACCCCGATATAGGTTATATGGGTAAAGATTATACATCATTACCACTACACATGGATGTAGTCGGGGTAACAGAGAAAGATATTTTTCTAGAAGCTCTAGTTCGCCTTGATGCTCATTTAATACAGAGATCGGCAGAGCAAATGAAAAAAGCACGGGATTCCGTCAAAAAGAAGGGAAATGGCTAACGACGCAACATTTACAATGACATTCAAGGTCCGTGAAGACGGATCCTTAGCATTAGCTGAAAAGCAAATCAATAAAGCTGGTAAAGCTGTAACTGGCTTAGGCAACGCACAAGTTGCTGCTGGAAAGCAGGCGGACGATCACTATTCTAAGCAGAATAAAGGTATAATTGGTACTGCTAATTCTACTAAAAGTTTCGCTAAATTAAGCCAGACTATCGGAGATGGGAATAATGGTTTAGTTGGCGCATACGCAGCACTTGCAGCGAACGCCTTCGCCGTGTCGGCCGCTTTTAGTGCATTAAATAATGCAGCACAAGCAGAATCTTTATTACAAGGATTAGAAGCTCAAGGAGCAAGAACTGGTAAGACACTTAGTGTACTTAGTTCAAGACTAAAAGATATAACAAAAGACTCAATCAGTACGACCGAAGCTATGAGAGCTACAGCACAAGGTTCCACCTCAGGTATAAGCTCAGCCGATTTAGAAAAACTTACAAAAGTAGCTTATGAAGCCTCATTAGCCCTCGGTAGAGATGTTCCGGATTCGTTAAATCGTATGATACTAGCCGTCACTAAGATGGAGCCAGAACTAGTCGACGAACTTGGATTAACCACCAAGATAACAGAAGCTTCCGAAAAGTATGCTAGACAGAATAATATAACTGCTGGCAGTATGACTCAAATGCAAAAACAACAAGCACTACTAAATGCTTGGGTTGAGCAGGGTACTTTAAAATTCGGTGGATTAGCAGAAGAAGTAGACCCAAATCCATATAACCAGTTAGCATCAACATTTGATAACTTAATAAAATCAGGATTAGGCATAATAAATGTTCTACTAAAACCATTAGTATCTTTCTTATCCTCTAGTCAGATGATACTACTTGGATTCTCTACTCTATTCGTAAGTAGTATACGTGGACAAATTATTCCTGGATTGCAGGACGCATCTAAGACAGCTTTAAAGGCAGCGGAAAATAATAAGAAAGCCGCCGTAACAGAATTAGAAGGACAGAAAACACTAGCTGGCGGTAAAAGAAAAGCTATTAATGACTATATACTTGCCGCTAAGCAGGGTCAGGCTACTACGGAGCAGTATAAGGCTGCCAGAGAAGAGTCCGAAGCCAGAGAAAAAGCTTCGATGGATAGAAATGCTAAAAATAAAGAGAAAGTACAAGAAGCTGAAATAGCTAGAAGAAAAAGTTTAGAGTCAATACAGAAAACTCAGTCGAAAGTATTACTTGAAGAAGCTAAAGCACAGGGCTTCGCAGCCTCGGAGGGAGTGGGCTTAGCTAATAGTAAGCAAAAATTAGGTGAAACAGTAAGAGCACTAAGTAACTCGTTTACAGTCAATTATAATGCAGCTAAGACTTCAGAAAAATCATTAAAAGGCTTACTTAATACAGCCACAGCTACTGGTAAGGGTATAGCTGCGGCCGGTAAAGTAGCCGCAATTGGATTCTTAAACTTCCTTCCAGTAATAGGTCAAGTTATTGCCGTTGTAAGTATACTCTGGGAATTTATAGGAAGACCGTTATTTAACAAACTAACCGGACAAACAGAAGATACAATTAAAGCCTTCGAAGAATTCAATACTGTACTAGATTCTACTTCTAAAAAAATAGATGGATTAAAGAAAATAGAAGCAAGCACAGCTAGCGCGGCTGATAGAGCCGTAGCTGCAGTTAAAAACCAATCAGCTACAATCTATGAACTAGCCGACGCATACGTAGCTGTTTATGAGGCTAGACGAAAATCAGAAAAGGAAGACTCCTCAGCAAAAGAGAAGGTAAATGAAAGATTAGAGTTACAAAAGAAGCTGATAGAAGCCACTAATAAAGGTGATGCTGAGGAAGTTAGAAATTTACAGAATAAGCAAAAACTTCTAAATAACGCGAACAGACTCGGCGTATCCTCAAGCACACAAGCAGCTCAAGCTTTCCAAAACGAGGCTAGTGGATTATACCTGTCGAATGATGCAGAAGCAGGCGCACAGTATCTAGATAATTTAGAGAAACAACTACCTGGAGTAGCTAAAGCATTTTATGCTGCTCAAGGGGGTGCAGAGAAGTTCAATAAGCTCGATACAGATAAAAAACTAGCTGCCATAGCACAACAAGCTGGTATAACAAGTACTGCATTAAAAAGAATAGAATCAGGATTTGACTCTCTATCTAAATCTATATCTGGTATTAATACTGGCTATACCGACTTTATTAAGAGCATAACTCCTACAACCGCTTATGATACGATCATAGATAAATTCAAGTCGTTCAAGACTTCTTTCAGAGAAGTAAATGCGGCAATTGAAGATTCAGGATCTATAGGCACATCAACTACTGATCTTAATAAGAGATTATCTGAAACTCTCACAGGATTTAAGGGCGATGCAAGAAACATTTTCTCATTAGATGTACAAGCTAATTTATCTGTATTTGATGACGTAGATCTTAAACTACAAAATCTAAAGGCAGAACAAGCTAAGTATAATGAGGGAACGAAAGAGTACAGTGCTTTAGCTAATCAAATAGGGCCAGTTGAGGACAAACGCTCAAAGATAATGACGGCTATAACTCCTCTAATCTCAAAGCAGGTACAGGATTATAATAAGTTATTAGCAAACGCTCAAGAACAAAGTATATTAGCTCAAGGTAACTTAGCAATAGCTCAGGCGCAGTTAAACGTTATACAAAAGCAGGGTATCGTAACCGGAGACGATGTTGCTAGACAGATGAAAGCTGAGAATGCAATCATCGCGCTACAAGTAGAGCAGCTAAAAATACAAAAAAGCTTTTTGGATATTGATCTACAAAAACAGAGAAATAGACTAAAAGAGCTAGAGGATACTCTAGAACTTCTTAAAAGCTTAAAGGACATAACAGCAGAAAAAGAGAAACAAAATATAGAGGATCAACTTTCTATATTACGTACTCAAGTTAAGACTGACAGTAATGACCCTAAAAAAGCTGTAGCTGTCGCAGCTGCAGAAGGTAAAATAGTTAGCTTGGAGCAGGCCAAATTAAACTATAATAAAGAGCAGCAAAGATTAACGGACGCTATATCAGATAAGAAGGATGAACTAAGAGTAGGAGACGCACAGAGCGTAGCACTACAAAAGCAAATAACCGCCGCACTAATGCAAGGCAATTCGGCCCTGGAGAGGTCAGTAGCAAGTAAAATTAAAGACTTAGAAAACGAAAGAGAGTCTTTAGCAATACAAAGAGAAACTAGAGCGGTAAAAGATAGCATAACCAAGTCAGAAGCAGAGTCCTTAAGTCTACTAACTATGGCTAATGACAGTACCGCCAGAGAATTGGACAACATTGGTAGAATTGCTCGGCAAAAGAGAGACTCTCTGTCAGAAGAGTGGGACATTAGACAGCAGATTCTAGATCAGGAAATAAAGAGAGCGACTGGACGTGGAAATTCCTCTCAAGTAAAGTATTATACTAATCTTCGTGATATAGAAAAAGAAAGATACGATGCCGCAGACGCATTAGTCGATGTAGAAGAAAGAGGCCAGAGAATAGCTTTAGCCGCTTTTAAGAACGAAGAAGATAGACTAAATTTTAAGAAAGAAGTTCTAAATATAGAGCAGCAAATAGTATCGGCTGCTACAGAGGCTATAAAGGCCCAGAAAGACTACAATCTCGCAGTATTCGATCTCATGGCCAAGAGAAAGGGCATAGAAAATACCGAAGCTGTACAGTATCGTAGACAAGTCCAGGCTGCTCAGGATGCTTTTGATATTGCAAAGGCAGAGGCCGAAGGTAAAATAGCTATAATTCGTCTAGAATTTGCTCTTCTAAAAGCTAAACGAGATACTATGCTAGCAGATATAGAAAGTAGATCCAAGGTATTAGCCGACGAAAGAAAAGATATAGCGGATAAACTAGCAGCAGCAAAAACAAAGAAAGCAGAGGCTCCAGCAGCAACTACCGCTGCCGCAGGCACAAAAGCTCCTGGTGATATAGTAGTTACCGCACAGCAGGATTCAGTAGAAGGTCTAACTGCAAGACTTGCCGCTGTAGATACTCAGATAGCTACATTTAAAGACGCCAGTACAAGGCTAGGCAAAGTTACTAACGAGTCTATAGATAGAGCCGAAACTAATGCTGTAGATACTGTACAGAAGGCTTTAGATACTTTAGGTATAAACTTACAGAAAGCAATGGAAAAAGGATTAAAGTCTCCCGACGGCTTAATCTCCATGTATAATAATGTAAGAAACATGGCTGCTGATGTAAAAGACGGGCTAATGACTAGAACGGAATTTGTTACCGAAGGACTCGGAGCTTTCGTTAATCAAATGAAAGAGTCATTACAGGCCCTTGGTCCGCAAGGAGAGATAGTACTGGCGATAGGTCAGTCCGCTGTCAATATTTCCAATTCTTTCCAAGATACTTTCGCCGTATTAGCTGACGCAGGTGCTAGTGCCGGCGATAAGGTAGCCGCTGTAGCTTCTGCTATATCTTCTGTTATTGGTGGAGTAATGAGCATACTAAATGCTACTTCCAAAGCTAAGATAGAGAACATAGACAAAGAAATATCGGCAGAAGAAAAGAGAGATGGTAAATCGGCCGCTAGCGTGGCCAAATTAGATGCTCTAGAAAAGAAAAAGGACGGAATAGCTAGAAAGCAGTTCAATACTAACAAAAAGCTAATGATGGCACAAGCAGTTATGTCAACAGCAGCTGGTGTGGCTGGGGCTCTTGCTTCATCAGCACAAGTAGGTCCTATTGCAGCAGCTATATTAGCAGGTATGATAGGTGCTATGGGTCTTGCTCAGATAGCGATTATTTCTGGTACTCAATACGAAAGCAGCTATACTCCAAAAGCAGCATCTATGCCAACATCACTATCAATAGGCAAGCGCTCAGATACAGTAGACTTAGCTAAGGGTCCAAATGCTAGCGCAGGCGGAGAAGTAGCTTATCTACGTGGCTCACAGGGCACAGGCTCAAATGCCTCAAATTATCGCACAGTAGGCTCGGCTTACGGTGGTGAGCTAATGAGAGGATATGGAAACCGAGGCTTCGTTGTTGGTGAGAAGGGTCCTGAAGTTATTACTCCAGAAACTCCAATCTCAGTAACACCAGCTAATGATGTTGGAGGCGGATCGCCAATCAATGCCAACTTCTCCATCAATGCTATCGACTCACAAGGCATCCAAGATGTTCTTGTAAGTCAGAAGGGTAACATAATCAAGATGCTACGCGAAGCAGCCAATGCTAGTGGCAAGACATTCATGGAAGATGTAAACGTTAATGTTTATACTCGTCCTTCAGTAGGGAAACTCTAATGGCAACTTTTACAAACTTTTCAGACTTGTTACCAGATCCAAACTTTGGTATCAATAGCGCAGGAGCTACTTTTAGTAATAGCTCTCAATTTAGCACAACGTCTACTAAAGTTACGGACGGCGTAGCTGGTCCTGGCTTTACTAAAGTAAAGTTTACATCAGATAACACTACACAGGTGTCAAGAACAATAAGTGGGAGGGGCGTAACCGCCTCTCCCAGTTATCATAAGTGGTCCTTCGATATATCTTACAATCCACTAACTCGTGATGAGTTTGATCCTGTAGGTTCATTTCTTGAGAGTCGCAGAGGAAGATTAAACCCTTTTTATGTTATTTTACCACAGCACGCTAAACCGAAGAATGCTACCTTCGCAGCATATACACTAGCCAATCTTAGTGCTATAACTGTTGCATCAGCAACTGCTGCAGGTTCGCCTACTCTTATGTTAAATGGGTTCTCAGCAATATCAGGAAGCCCTAGTCCAGGAGACTTCTTTACTATTACTGATTCTTCTGATGTAAATCACAAGAAAGCTTATAAAGTAATAAGAGTAGAAGACAACGGCACATATCAGGCTGGAACTACAGCACCAGCGTTAAATACTCAGAGACGTGTCTGGACTCAGCCTCCGATCTCAAGAGCTGTAGCTGCTACTGCTGTTATTAATTTTATAAATCCACAATTCAGAGTAATTCAAAAAGGAGATACGATGGAGTATGATCTAGATACTGATAATCTCTATCAATTCTCTCTATCATTGGAAGAAATATTACCATGAGCGCAACAGAAAGACCAGTATCGACAGCTCTGAAAACTATGCTTGTTAATAACGAGCCGTTTCAGTATGCACATCTTATAAAGTTCGAAAGACCTTCAAGACCGGATGAATTCGGGCAGGTCTCTACTTCTGAACAAAGATACACATACTTAACAGATGCCAGCATAAATGTATCCTTTGATGATGCTAGTAACAGTCTAGATGGCGTAGCTAATGGCATACAAACATATCTAGCTAATAAGGTTTTAAATGTTGGTGCTATTCAAGAGCAGACACGAGCAACCCCATCTAATACCACAGTAGTACTAGATGGGAATGGTCTAGGTGCAGATATTACTGGCACTGCTACTATAGCCTCCGCCGGTATTGATCCTATTACTGGACTTGCATTATGGGACATTACTTATGCAGCACCAATTTCTTTAGACGACTTACTCGCTGAAGGCTTTAGAGAGGGAGACAAAGTAACTGTTAAAGGTGCCTCTAACTTAGGTGTTTCTGGTAACGGAATTACAGTTAACATAACCTCGTTTAGATCCGGCAATGTGTTAAGAGTCTCAAAAATCGACGAAAATCTAACTACAGCTACTCAATCTACTCAGCTTAAACTAGCCTCAGAAGAAATTATTAGTATTCTTTTAAATAAGAATGCAGCTGACTATGCTTCCTTTATTAACAGAGAAGTATTTATCTACAGAGCGTATTTCAAAGATGGCATAATGGTGGGTCAAAATACTACTACCAAAAAAGATGGAGCTGTATTACTATTCAAGGGCATCATAAGTGGTGTAGGGTTCGAAGACTCAGAAGGCGCTATCAGAGTAAGCTGGAATCTTTCTAGCCACTGGGCAGATTTTGCCCAGGTAAAAGGAAGAGTAACTTCTGACTCGGCACATAGAGCGCTGGATGCTAATGGAGCGCCACAACCTAACTCTGCACTAAAACCTATTTATGCATACGATAAGGGTTTCATTCATGGTGAAACTTCGGTTAACATGCTCACAAAATATGTTGTGCAGGTAGAGAAACAAGATATTAAATCGAAGAAAGGCGTTCTAGGTATTGGAGCCAGTGTAAAAGTAAAGAAGTACAATGTTCCAGAAGATCGTTTTACCAACTTAGATTTCCAAATACAAGCCAAGGCTATTCCAGTAATTTATGGAGTTAGAAAGCCTGAAACCCTAATACCTGTATTCGCTGATACACTATCCTCAGACAGTAGTGAGGTCTATGTAGTAGCAGCTATATCAGAAGGTGAGATTGGCGGAATATACGACGTCAGCATAAATGGCAACAGCCTTTTATGCAGCGACAAAGCAGACTCTGATGCTAGAGGTAGTCAGTCTGCAGAAAATACAGTAGAATTAGTATGTAGAGGAAGAGCCGATAGAGGTGATGCTCTTGGTGGAGAACAGTTAATAGGCACACCATATACTTTTTATGGGCCTGATGGAGAAGCCATATCTATCTCTGAGCCTGGTATAGCTAACTATGTTACAGAATGGAGAGGCTTTAATTATTTAGGTACTAATCCAATAGTTACACAAGCACCAACAGGATATGGACTAAAAGACGGAGACTCGCTAAGACTAGCTCCTCCAACAAGTCAACAAGAAATAACACTAGATATATTTACAGGCAAGCCAGGACAGAAAGCCTCAGCTCAACTATCAAGCCTAGCATTTGAAGAGAAATTCAAGATACAAAAATCGTACTGGACTGGTAGCAATACTTATGAATACTGGGGTCCAAACCACAGACTACTAGACACTGCTTATATAGTTGGTAAGTTCATCATTAAAGAGGGCGAAACCACTATTCCAGAAATGAATGTAGTAGTGAGAGGAAAGCTGTTAGACTGCTATAACTATGATTATAGTTATATTCATGATAATAAAGTTACTGGAGAATCTGCAGATAACTTTGTATTGGGTCAGACTGTATCACTATACTATAAGACTGGCACTAACTATGATGGAACAGAGACTTTATTGAATTCAAACGTACAAATTATTGATAAGTGGACTTTCTATAATCCAGACGGATCTGAGAATGTTAGATTTAGATTTAGTACTCCACCTAGTCTTATGTATGATTCAAACGGTAAACCACTTATTAAAAAGTTCTATATGAAAAGTGGTACCAATACTTGGACCATGAATACTTTCAACTATAACAAGTTAGGTTCAGAATTTTCAGATAGCGCAAATAGAGTAACTCTAGGTGGAGCTATAGTAGCCAGATTAAGTTCTACACCTTCGACAGCAGGAACATATGTAACCTTTAATTACACTGCAAATAACGATATGACTTATCCTGCATCTGCAACAAAGACTTATCAAATAGTTTATTTAAATAATTCAGTATATGATAATATAACTGGAAGTAATACATTCCCATATGCTATAATGGAAGGCAGCTCCACACCTACTAGTACATCATTGGTTAGTTACTATACTTCAGCGTCATACGGATCAGAAGCAACGGCACTAGCAAGTACAAGCGGAAAGACAATAAATGGTACAACAGGTACATTACTTATAGCATCTAAAAATACTGTAAAATTGCCTAATACAGCAAGTAGTGATAATACTTTTTATGTGGGCGATAATATAGAGATAACCAGATACATTGCGGGTACTGGAAAGCTAATTACTCAATCAGGGGTTATATCAGCTTATGATGGCACTAACAAAGTAGCAGCTATTGATGGCATTTGGGACTTTATTCCAGTTGCATCTGATTATGTAAGAATCTACCCTAAATATTCGGATAGACGAGTAAGCATAAATCCAGCAATACAAACATTGGATTATCTAACATCACAAACATACGGCAAAGGATTAGACTATACAGACGATCTAATTCTACCTTCTTTTACAGAATCCGCCAGAAAGTGTGATACAAGATCCGATGTAACAGTATTAACATCAGCAGGTACTCCAGTAGTTGGTGATGTATATAAATATCCTGCTACTGGCAATATACTATGGCAGGGTACTGTCAGCTCAATTTCAGGCTCTTATATTAAATTTACTGATGTTATAGGTAAATTAACCAATAAGTGGAATTCTTGGAAATCATGGAAACAAAATGAAGTAGTATATAATAGCGCAGGCTCACTATTTATAGTTAATACTGCGGGCGTATATGCTACAGCACAAGATAATACGTGGGCGTCGAGCCCTACCACAGCACCTTCAGGCATGACTAGCACCCTGACTTCATTTATTCTTACAAGAGTATCTGGAACTGGAAGCGCGACATTATCCCCTACTACTTCTGGAAATCCTATTAAGGGAATAAACGCAGATGGACAATCTATATCAGGTTATTCTATTTATGATTGTGATGACGTAAATTACTGGAGAATGTCAGGATGGGATGAACATGCTCAGAGATACGTTACTAGAAATCAGTGTAATATCACCCTAGATACTTCTCTACCATTGTTTGATAATACGAATGCATTATTGGACCACTTTAGTGGTATACTAAGATATAGCGCAGGTAAGTATTCTTTGGATGTAGAGGAAATAGATTCCTATGAATCCTTTGCTTCGCTACCATCTAGCAATAATTATATTGGAAGAAGCGTATTATTAACTACTGACAAGAGAAGATATAGATACAATGAATCAAATGCTTGGGAACTAGATATAAGAACTATTACTGTTGATGATATAATTGGAAAGATTCAACTATCCGACGAGGGTACAAGATCCGCTTTCAACTCATTAACAGCCTCATTTGCTGACCCAGCGAATAAGTTCGAAGCTCGTAATGTTAGTTTCTTTAATTCCGATTATTTAAAAACTGATAGGAATGTATTCAAGAAAGGCAATCTATCCGTACCAGGAATAACCAATTACTATAATACTAGATTACTAGCCGATAGTTTCTTAAACAAGTCTCGTTTTGGTCTAAGTATTAGTATGACGATAAGGCCCTCCGGATTCTTGATACTAGCGGGTACAATTATACAAGTGATTTATCCTAGGTATGACTGGACAGCTCCAGGAAAGAACTTCCGAGTAGAATCAGTGAATTATCAACCGGATGGACTAGTAGACATTGTAGCTAAAGAATATGATGATAGTTTTTATACTCTATCAAACATTAAAAGAGTAGAAGGTACAGGAGCAACTACAAATCCTGGTAAAGTAATTTACCCAAGTACTTCTGGACCTACCTCGCTTGTAGCAACGACTAATCAGTATAATCAAATTACTCTCACTTGGCAAAATGACTCCAACACAGGGATAGAAAACATGGTAACTGAGATTTGGAGGTCAACAACCAACAATCTAAGTACTGCTAGTATCATAGCTATAGTTCCCGTAGCAACTGGACAAAATCGATATGTAGATTCAATAACTCCAGTGGCTGGGGGAGTAAGTAGTATTAATCAGTACTACTGGGTAAGATATAGGATAACACAACAATGATCTTTAACTCTATTTATCATCCAGAGAATGTTACGGGAGGTGTCTTAGGCACCTCCCTAATTGATCTTACGTCAACGTCTTTTGCAGAGTTATTTGCACAAGCAACTAACTATGCTGCAGGAGTAACCTATAAAAAGGGTGATCTTGCATATGACCAGAATTCAATATGGGTATACATAAATAATACTTCTTCCTCTGGTAATCCGCCTCCAACACTTCCTACAATATCTAACGCATATTGGGAGTTAGTAGGTACACAGACTACTCAGACTTTCGTGTGGATAGCCTATGCTAATAGTGCGGACGGAGCCACAGACTTTACTACTGGAACATATGATTCCGGAGGTATAACAAGAGCGTATATAGGTATAGCTGTTAATAAAACATCGGCTGTTGAAAGTAATAGTTATGTCGACTACGTATGGTCTAGATTTAAGGGAGCAGACGGAACCTCAGGCGTATCTCCTATACTAGTAAGTTTAAGTAGACCAACCGTTAATATCATGACTGACAGTAATGGTAATAATGGAATCTACACAAATTCAGGTACAAATATATCAGTAATAGAGGGGTTAACTACTCTAGAGTATGATGGTGTAGGCACTTCCTCAGGTACTTGGAAAATATTATCAGTCGTGGCTAGTGGTATAACTGCCGGGACTACGGCTGTTGACTCAGCATCTTATGCTATAATAAATGACCATAGCGCTATATCAGCAGCTACAGCTAGTATTACTTATAATATTAGTGGTAAAAATAGCTCTGGCGTAGTATTTACTACTTCTGTTGTACAGACGTTTACTCGCTTAATTGGAGCAGTAGTAGACACTACCCCACCAGGACAAGTAGCTGGATTAACTCTTACTACGAGTACTGAGACTCTGGCTGGTGGAAGTATTCAAGTTAAACTTAAAGCAACTTGGACGGCTAATACTGAGGCGGATCTATCCTACTATGAACCAGAGATAAAACTAACAGCCGCAGGAGACGCTACTTACATTGGTTATCAGACTGCTACTAACTCTTACGAATGGCCAGTAACAGCAGGTACAAGCTATACTGTAAGAGTGAGAGCTGCCGATAAGAGTGACAATAAAGGTGCATATTCTGCCCCGGTTGCCCTTATATCCGGCACAGATAGTGTAGCACCTGGAATACCTACGACACTAACTGCTATAGCTACTTTTAAGAATATATTCTTATCTTGGACAAATACTGATGGAGCTACGGATACAGATTTAGCAGCTGTAGAAATATGGGAAGCAACAACTAATAACTCTGCTTCAGCTACTAAAATAGCTACAGTTAACGCTGTAAAAGGTGCCCCTGGCGGATTTACTAGATCAGGCGTAGCAAATGGTACTACTTATTATTACTTCTTAAAGTCAGTAGATACTTCAAACAATATTTCAGCGTTCACATCAACAAATAGCGCGGCCACCAATCAATCCTCAGTAACTGTAGCAGCTGGTGGAGTATTTACATTCACAGGAAATTCTACTCCACTAAGTCTAGGTAATGTTGTGACGATCACTGGTACTCTAGGAGGTGCCACTATTTCTGGATATACTAGTGGTACTAACTATGTAGTAAGTGCTACTAATGGATCCACTACAGCCACTCTAGTAGCTGCTAATGGTACTACATTAACAACAGGTGTTGGTTCGATTACTGGATTAACTTTCACAGTAGTTAGATCAGCCGCTATTCCAGCAGCAGTCGGAACTTCAGATATTGTAGTAGGATCTATAACTGCTGATAGAGTACAAGCAGGGAGCTTAACTGGAGATAGATTTAACACTACCACAAGTCTTCCGGGCACTATCACAGTAGGGGCAACTGGTGTAAGCATAGGAACCGTACAGACTGATGCCGCTACAGGTGCTACTAATCCTACTACAAGAATTAACGCTGGAGCAACTACTATTGATCCTGGTAAGATTCTTATAAGTGGATCAACAACTCTCGCTAATTGGAGAAATGGCAGTGATGCTACCAAGATAGAGGGTGGGTCTCTTGCTACGAATACCGTTTCAGCTAATAAGCTACAGATAGGTATGCGTGGCGTAGATATAGCAGGTATTCAGTTTCAAGCAAATGAAGCCACTAATACTTTAAGCTGGACCGCAGGTACTATAACATATACCAAAGATGACGGTGCAATATTAGTAGTTAATATTGCAGCAGGTAATACTACTTGGTCCTCAGGCACATTATATATTTACTGGGTAAAAAACGACACGACTCCAAATACTACGCTTCAGTCTAGTACCGCTACAGGTACAGCATACGGTGCTGACAACATAGTATTTGCCACATATAGAGGTGGCGTAGACTTTGTAGCAAATTACGGCAGAACCATAATTGACGGAAGTCAAATTACTACTGGTACTGTAAACGCTGATAGATTTAAAGCCGATAGTGTAATTGGTAATAGACTATATGTCGGCGGTACAAACTTTAGAATAAATGGTGCCGAACAAGGTGCAGGCAAAGGTACTCTTACTGTAAGTAACGGCACTTACGATTTAATTAAATTAGGTTACGTAGATGCAAACACAGTAGGATTCCAGATAAGAAATACCAGTGGTGAGATAGTAATTTCTAGTACTACTGCGGCCTCTTCAATCAATAACTCCAATATTAGTATTAATAACAATGGTACTCTAAGTGGAGGGGGTAGTGGTCAGGTTACTATTGGAGGTCTCGGATACACTGGTGATCTCAATGCTACGTATGGTGCAACTTTTGGAACCAATATTAGTGGTCAGATTACGGCAGGTAATGCAAGCACTTTTATTGCTAACGCCGCGATTGGATCCGCACAAATAGGAAGTATAGCGCTTACTGGCACAAGTAATTTTAGTGTAAGAACATCTACTAATACTTCTCTGTCTAGAATAGAGATGGATGGTCAAGTTATAAAAATCTTTGAAGGTGCGAACCTTAGAGTGAAGATAGGAAATCTAGCGGCATGACAACTTATTCAGTATTCGTAGAATGTGGCGATCCAAATGTCGTTCAAAATATAAGCCCCACAGATACTATACTAGTAACCGTTGGTACTACCTTTGGTACTACTGGTACCTGGCTATCCCTAAGTCCTACTGGCTGTACTTTAAACTTTACTACTGGGTCAGACGGATCGACTACTACTCTTACTCCCATATCGGGTGCTACAAGCTATTCTGTTACGTTTCGTACTCGTGATACAGAGCAAGCCATATGGTACTCTAGTGTACTAAGTGGAACTATAAGTAGTGGCGCATCTGACACAACTCCAGATGCGTTCACTTTTACTGACCAAACTGGAGTAGCTTTAAATAGTACTATTATATCCAACACTATAACAGTATCTGGCATAAATGCTGCTTCGGCTATATCTATCTCTGGAGGTACTTACAGTATAAACGGAGGGGCTTACACAAGCTCCTCCGGTACAGTTACAAATGGCCAGACCGTATCAGTAGCGCATACTAGCTCCGGAAGCAACAACACGGCTGTTAATACAACACTAACTATTGGTGGCGTATCAGATACATTCACTAGTACTACGGCCGCAGCAGCAACGTATACTTTAAACTTTTATGACTCGTCTTTTGCTAGTGTAAGAACCAACTTCAACGAAGGCGAACTTGTATACGCCTTTCTATCTACTACAGCCCCCGATGGTACATATTATTGGAATACTTCTAGTGGTTCCGACTTGGTATCTCCTGTCGACGGTAGCTTTGCTGTCAGTTCAACTTTTGGACTATTTAATTTTACTATATCGGCAGACTCTCTTACAGAAAGTAATCCTGAGTCTTTAACTGTTTATATTAGAAGTGGTTCAGTATCGGGCACAGTTCTAGCTAGTTCAGCCATAACAATAAATGATACTAGTACATCACCAGCAGATACTACGCCTGATGCATTTACATTCACTGATCAAACTAACGTTGCCTTAAGTAGCACAATTACTTCTAATACTATCACTGTCTCCGGCATAAGTGCAGCTTCGGCTATATCTATCAGTGGAGGCACGTACAGTATAAATGGTGGAGCGTATACTGCCACATCTGGGACCATTACAAACGGTCAGACAGTCTCAGTACGACATACAAGTTCAGCAAGCAATAGTACAGCTACTAATACAACACTAACTATTGGTGGCGTATCAGATACTTTCACAAGCACTACGCTAGCTTTTGTTGCTGATACTACCCCAGATGCTTTCACGTTTACTGACCAAACTAACGTCGCATTAAATGATACTATAACATCCAATACTATAACGGTATCTGGTATTAATGCGGCATCAGCCATATCTATCAGTGGCGGTACATATAGTATTAATGGTGGCGCCTATACTTCAACATCCGGAACAGTAACCAACGGTCAGACAGTATCAGTAAGGCATACTAGTTCAGCAAGTAATAGTACGGCTACTAATACTACACTAACAATTGGTGGAGTATCAGATATTTTTACCAGTACTACACTGGCTTTCGTTAGTGATACTACACCTGATGCATTTAGCTTCACTGATGTTGGCGGGGCCACAACTAATACAGTATATACTACTGACAATGTAACTATTACTGGATTACAGCCAAATTATAGTATAACCGTAACAGCAAGTGGTGGAACAGTAGATGCTGGTACCTCAGCTCTATCAGGCACTTTCGCTACTAGTAAAACGGTAACTACAGATGCCTTGGGTTCTATAGTTGTCTCTGCAAGAGTGACAAGTAGTGCTAGTGCTGGTACTACAGTTAATTGTGTAGTTACTATTGGCACTCTGTCTGATACTTTCTCAGTAACTACATTTTCTTCTGGAAATCAAGTAAATCAGTTCACCTTTGATGATATAACCAATGCAGCTTTTAGTACGGTTTATACTTCCAATACTATAACTGTATCAGGTTTAAATACTGGATTATCAGCCACAGTAACTATTAACAATGGTACGTACAGTAAAAACGGGCTAGCATATACGTCTAGTCCCGGTTCTGTAACAAATAATGATACTATAACAGTTAGAGCCACAAGTAGCCCTAACTACAGTACTTCACTAGGTGCTCAATTATATATCTATACAACTACAGGCGCAATTATATCAGATACTTTTACTGTAACTACTCGGAGGTTTGACTACTCACTTACGCCAAACTTTATAAGCATGTATGAAGGAAGTACGATGCCTCTAGTGTTAGAAACAGTAGGAGTGGCTAATGGTACTACTTTATATTGGACTTTAAATGGGGCCACAACTGCTGACTTTTCTGCGGTTAGTGGGTCTTTCACTGTAAATTCTGACACAGGGACCTTTAGTATTACAGCCTCACCAGATGCTTTAACGGAAGGTACAGAAACTTATACATTAGCAGTAAGATCTGGGTCTACTTCAGGAACAGTATTAACTACCTCAACGGTTTTAGTTACTGATCCTCCTGCGAACGCGTATGGTATGCAGATACTTGACTCAAATGGAAATATAGTAATGGATACGAGCACTTATACAGTAAAAGAGGTTAAGTATTCAGTCTCAGTCACTGCTTCCACCTCAATAAGTGTACCAAGCATAATATCCGATACCGTAGCTCAAGTAATAGAACTAAGCTCAGGAACAGACCCACTCGCTGTTGGAAGTGTTAGTATAGATTATATAAATAAACTACTAGTTGTATCCGGAGGATCCGGGTTCTTGGCTACAATAAATTTAATGGATTATAGGTGATAATATGGCTTACGGTTTTGAATCTAAAAATGACAATGGGTATATACAAATAAGCGACTCAGTAGCTAATTATTATATGCTATACTCAGGCACAATAATTGTTCCGCCCAAATCTCCACTATCCACTAGTATTAATAGGGGTACTGTAGTAACTGTATCTCACCCTATCGCCTTCGATGCCATATGTGTTGCTACCGAAGACGGTCTCGTAATACCTAAAGCTGTATTCTCTCAAAGTACAACTTCTACAACTATAACTAGTAACGAGCTAAGTACACAGACCACCGTTAAATATTGGTTATTTAAAAAATATACTTCTTTGTCGCCATCTACATCCGGATACGGTATAGAAATATATAATAGTACTGGCGGAGTAGCTTTTAGCAGTAATTATCCAAAACTAATGAGGTCTTTTTCAACTATACCAATAACAACTTTAAGTACTACTCAGAATTATTCTTTACCAACAGATAGAAGGTTTGCTTTCTTGCTCTATGGTTCGGTATATAATACAGCTGTAGCACCTACTAAGGCTGCACCAGATGTAAAGATTTTCCCTGTTATAAGAACATACTCTGGGGGAGTTAGTGCCCAATTCTCGAGCATAAGAGGGGAGAGATTATCTAGCAGCGGACCTGTATATAATGGTGGGCTAATTGCCATAGATGTTACTAATTATTAAAAAAATAGCCCCGCTAGATCGCTCTAGCGGGGCTTTTTCTTTACTTGATTGGACAAGCGCCAGTAGCGCAATCATCCTGAACAAGCTCTTCAAAACTCTCAGTATTCTCAAGACTTACTGGAAGTAGTGTAGATACATATTTGTCGTAGGTTTCCTTGGTTACTACTTCTTGTGGAAGATATAGATAACCGAGATCCTTGGCAGTTTTAGTTGGGTCATTCCTATATAGGAAGCTAACTCCTACATAAATATCCCAGTTAGCTAGAAGCCAGTCAATAATATCATCAATTTCCGTAGGGTCATAGCTGATAGTTACCGAAGTGTTCTGCTGAGTCCAGCTAGTCTGAAGCAGCTTATAGCGCTCAAGCTGTGCAAGAGCTGACTCCAAGTTAACTTCCATTCCGTTGAAATTATCAAACGGAACATCCTCATAAGCAACAGGGAAGGTTACTAGTACGCCATCTGGATCTGTCGGGTGATTTACAACAACGTACTTAGCCTCACGAAGCTTATCAATAATAGGATCATACTTACTAAAAGTAACATTGTTGAAAATATACTTACCTAGTGGCTTATGCACACCCTCGGTCGTATCCATAATCTTCGATAAAGTGCCACTTGGCTTAACGCAAGTAACATTCTTTGGATATGGAAGACCCAGCTCTTCGGCCATTGAAACAGCACTAGCTGTAGCGGTACGGCTTAAGTATTCGTATGCGTAGGAATCCATGTCGGGGCGCTTAGCGATCCCGGTAAGTCCCACACCACACAATCTAAGGAAGTAGTTGTTGAGGTGCCAAGCTTCTTGAAGGATACCGTCGCGCAAGTTAACGCATGTTTGTCTGTAGTTAGCCCTTGATGCAAGTCTAACTGCATAATGCAGTCCGGCTGTATCGCCTTTGAATTTTCCAATGTCAATCTCCGTTAAGTTACAGAAACTTTTGTTTCCTAATAAAATTTCTACACAAGGGTTGCAACCCTTGAACCAAGGAGCACGACGACGTGCTTCTACGGCGTTAATAAAGCCAGGCTCAGAACCGCCAGCTTCTTGCATTAGTGCAAAGATATCTGATAGTTCTTGGCGAGTAGGCTTATCGTTGAATACTAAGCTATTGTTTGACTGAGTGCGATGTGCACGGTCATAGAGCCAGAAGTCTTTCTTAGCTACAGCGAATTCTTCCCATTCAGGCTGTCCATACTCGAATAGTGCGATTTCAGCACTACGACGTGAACTTAGAATAGTGCCAAGCCAGTTGACAATATCTAGAATGTCCATACGGGTTAGAAGCGAGTCAGCGCGGCCATTAAGGATATTAGCAATAGCTAGATATGCCTTGGAGATCGCAGTATCACCACTACTAATCCAGCCGTAACCTTTTAGTCGTTCTCCTGCAGGACGTAGCTCCGAGAAGTCCAGTACCAGTGTGTTGGCTGGGTACTTACCCGCGAGTAACTTTCCAATGGACTTTGCCCATGCTTCGGCGCTGTCA